TTAACGCTGCGCCAGGCTCAGCGTGCCCTCATCGGTGATGCCCACGACGAAGTATTTGCCGCCGGGACTGCGCAGGGTGATGTGCTCCAGGCTCTCGGGCATGAAGCTTTCCGGCATGGGGACCGGCACCGGCACCGTGGTCATGATCTGCACATCCATCTCTTCGGCGCCGAATTGGGGCTTGAAGAGGATCAGCTGGTCGCCGTAGAGGCGCTTGCCCTCCTTGTAGTACTGGTAGATCACAAAGGGCAGGTAATTATCCGGGAATTGGGAAGCGATCTCGGAAAAATTGCCGATGCCCACGACGGTCAGGCCGCTGCTGCTGCCGGTATAGGAGATGCAGCGGCACACCGCCTCGGTGTCGCCCCAGCGGACCAGGTAGCCCTTGTCCGGCTCCAGCACCAGGTCGCTGTCCACATACTTGTAGCGCTCGTTGATGTCCCAGCTGGTGCTGAGGGCGAAAACCTCCCGGATCTCATCCCGGCAGCTGGGGGTCCATTCCATGTCCAGGTAGAGGTTATCCAGCTTGTGGATACCGCTGTCATCTGCCAGGATGACCAATTCATAGGTCTGGGCGCTGGTGAGGTCGATGAAGACGCCGAAGCCCTGATTGGGCAGGATCAGCAGGGAGAAGGGCTCGCCGGTAAGTTCCCCCAGCATCAACCGGTTGCCGATGAAGATCAGCGGCTCCACATCGTCACCCTCCGCCAGCTGGTCGGCCTGGGCAGGGTATTGATAGGTCTTGCCATTGTAGAGGATGGTGTAGGTCTTACCCGCCTCCAGGGCCGGGGCCGTGGGGATCTCGATGATGCTGCCCTGGCTGTTGTCCTGGGGGAATTCACCCGATAAGGCCAGCAGCACATTGGCCTGGGACTGGTCGAAATAGTGGGTGCGGTTCAAAATGTGGCCGGGCTGCCCTTCCGCCGCCGCCATGTCAGGGGTAAAGGCAGTTTCCAAATTGTCCAACTTATCCCGGTAAAAATCCGTGAAATCATTGGTGGACAGCGCCTTTCCCGGAACTTTATCCACCTTTTTGCCGCCCTCGGTCCGCAGCAGATCCATCAGGTAATCGTACTGGGTGCGGCTGGGGGCCAGGGCAGGATCGCCGGTGGCCAGGGCGCCGGGCAGCACGGTGATCTCCTCTGTCCAGGTGGTGGGGATCAGCACCGTGCCGTCGGTGAAACGGCCCTCCAGGCCCACACGCAGCTCCCCGGGCTGGGCCAGCACCTCGTGGGGAATGGGGATGCGGCGCTTATCTTCCAAAAACACATCCTTCTTCACGCCGCTGCCCTGGAACACCGCCGTGAGCACCAGGCCCTCCCAGCCGCTGTCCAGCAAAAATTCGCAAGGCACACCCACCATGCCGGCGGTGAGGATGCCATGCTTCTCGCACCGTGCCCGCACACCGGACACGGTGACCGTAATGTAGGTCATAGTATTCTCCTTTCTTCGTCGGATCGCACGATCTACCGTTCCACAATGGTACCGATGTGAAATCGTAACGCCCTACTGTGCGGGCGGTTAATAACCGCCCCTACAAATCCTAATGCACATCTACCGAATTCCCTCGTAGGGCGGGGCCTTGGTCCCGCCGCCGAATTCCATCCGCAGAACCGTCATCCCTCGTAGGGGCGGCAACCTGCCGCCCGCGCCGCACAATCTGCCGTTTCACATCGGCCTTATGCGAACTCGCAACACCCTACCCGGCGGGACCAAGGCCCCGCCCTACATATCCTTACGCACCTGCGTCATCATTCATAAAACATTTTGCATTCTGCATTCTGCATTTTCCAAGTAGGGGCGGCAACCTGCCGCCCGCGCGGCACGATCTACCGTTCCACAATGGTACCGGTGCGAATTCGTAACGCCCTACCCGGCGGGACCAAGGCCCCGCCCTACAAGCCCCAACGCACCTGCGTCATCATTCATAAAACATTTTGCATTCTGCATTCTGCATTATGCATTTTCCAAGCCCGCCATAGCGCCCCCTCCGTCTTCGCCTTTGGCGAATCCCCCTTTCCCGCCGAAGGCGGGAAAGGCATTCCTTTATTATGCAATCTTCTTCTCATGCTGCGTGCCAAAATAAAAGGACACCACCATGGAGATCACCACCATGGCGTGATCGGCAGGGATATCACCCCGGAGGCTCAGCACGGCAAACACCGCCATCACCACCAATGTCACAAGGGTCTTCACCTTGCACAAATTCCCCAGCTTTTCCAAAAATTTTTCCATATTCAATTCTCCTTTTTCGTCGGATCGAAAATGTAACGTCATCCCCCGTAGGGCGGGGCCTTGGTCCCGCCGCGCGGCACGATCTACCGTTCCACAATGGTACCGGTGCGAATTCGCAACGCCCTACCCGGCGGGAGTAAACCCCCGCCCTACGATCGCCAACGCACCTGCGTCACAATTCAAAAATCATTCTGCATTCTGCATTTTGCATTCTGCATTTACTCGGCATTTTCCAAGTCCGCCAGGCGGTGATTGATGACCTTGATCTGTTCTTCCACCACGGGCATCCGGTGGGCAAACTGGTTATGCTCCCGGACCTCCCGGGTCAGCTCCTCGATCTTGGTATCCGTCACCGCCTGGGCCACCTCCATGGCCGCCTGCTGCTTCCGGGCGGCGCCGGCGCAGGTGCAGACCACACCCAGCAGGGACAGTCCCCCGGTGATCAGCGCCACCACAATGGCCTCGCTCATCAGCGCACCCCCAATGCCATGGCCCGGCCCAGGCTGTAGCGCTCCGCCGCCCGGCCGATGGTCTCGTCTCCCACACGGATGGAAAGCACCGCCTGCCGCAGCCGCTGCAGCTCATTGAGAATGGCCTCCTGGCCCGCCAGATTCTGGGCCGCGGAGCCATCCAGCACCCCGGCCACCGCCTCCTGGATGGTAGCCAGGGGGGCTTCGATGTTGGTGCCGCTGCGCTGATCGCCCAGCACCGCCAAAAAGGGCTTGTTGGCCGGCAGCACCGCGCCCCTTGCCAAATGGGGGATGGTGGGGGCGGATACGCTTGCCATGTTGACGCCAAAATGCTTGCCGCCGATGCCCGGCACCCAGCTTGGCACCGTGAAGGACAGCCGGTTGGCAACGGATACGACGCTGTTCAGGGCCGCCACCAGCCGGGAGATCATGGCGTTCAGCAGGTCGATGACGCCGTTGACCACGCTGCGGAGCATCCCTTTTATGCCCTCCCAGGCCCGGCCCCAGCTGCCGGAGAATGCCCCGGCCAAAAATTCCGTCAGATAGTAAAGCCGCTCGATCATGTAGCCCACGATGTAGCCCACCAGGTCGCCCATGGAGGAGAAGACGGCGGCGAAGCTGGCGCGCATGGTCTCCAAAACGGGGCTGACCCGGCTCCACATCAGGGCGAAAATTTCCGCCACATTCTGCAAAATGCCGGTGATCTGTGCGCCGTGGGCGGAAATGGTGCCGCTGAGGCTGACGAAAGCCTGCTGCCAAAGGGCCAGGCACAGCATCACGGACTGGCCGATGTAGTCCACCACAGGCCGCAGCGCCCCCCGCAGGGCATCCAGCCCCGCCATCAGGGGGGTCAGGGCCGCGGTGACGGTGTCGATGGCCGCCGCCCAGGTCAGGGCGAAGGCGGGGGCCAAATTCTCAATGACCCAGGCGGCAAAGGGGGTCAGAATTTGGAACCACAGCCACTCCATAGCCTGGGCCGCCACCACTCCCAGGGCCTGGAAGGATGCGCCCAGGGTGGCCAACGCCTCCCGCAGGGGGGTAAAATCGATGGCCAGCAGCGGGGCCAGCAGAGCCCTGATCTTGTCCACGATGGCCTGCACCTCCGGGGAGAGGGCGTCGAACACCGGCTCCGTGATGGTGTAATCCATCCCGCCGCCCCCACCGCCGCCGGAGCCTTTGTTCAGCCGGTTCAGCTCGTCAAAGTCCATGAGGCTGCGGCGCACTGCGCCACCGGCGGCCTTGGCGGATTTTGCCAGGTTGGTTTCCGCTTTCGCTGCCGTGTCGGCGGAGGCCGCCAGGCCGTCTGTGACGAAAATGGCCCGGAAAATCGCCCCCACGGTCTGCATGAAGCCGGTGACAGCGGCGATGGCCTCATTGATCATGGGGACGAAGACCCCCACGATGGGGGCCGCGGCGTCGGCGATGGCCATTTTCAGCTTGCCGAAGCCCAACTGCAGCACCAGCAGCTCATTGGTCAGCTGGCGTCCGTAGCGGCTGGCGGTCTGGACATAGTCCTTGAAGCCCCCGATGGAGAAGGTCTCCCGCAAGGTATCGCCGATGTCGGTCAAAACCCGGTCCAGGCCGGAAAATGCCGCCTCCGCCGCCTTCACCCCCAGCACCACCCCCGCCACATCCAGGGTCAGATCTAATGTTTCATTCATATTCTCTCCTTATCGTCGGATCGCAAGATGCAGTGTCATACAATCCCCAACGCACCTGCGTCATACCCCGTAGGGCGGGGGTTTACTCCCGCCGCCGACTTCCATACGCAGAACCGTCATCCCTCGTAGGGGAGGGAAATCGCGAAGCGATTCTAAATAGATGATTGCCGGTGGCAATCCAACCATAAAAAAATTGACCCTCCCTCACGACTTCCATACGCACCCCCGTCATTCCTGTAGGGGCGGCAATCTGCCGCCCGCGCGGCACAATCTACCGTTACACAATGGTACCGGTGCGAATTCGTAACACCCCACCGTGCGGGCGGTTAATAACCGCCCCTACGATCACTAACGCACATCTACCGACTTCCCTCGTAGGGGCGGCAACCTGCCGCCCGTGCGGCACAATCTACCGTTCCACAATGGTACCGGTGCGAATTCGTAACGCCCTACTGTGCGGGCGGTCTCGTCGGATCGCAAGATGCAATGTTCCATTTTCCGCAGGCGGAAAATTCCACCTGCATCTTGGATCCTCCTCTTCCCCATGGAACCCGCTTTGCTGGGCTTCCATGGGGACCCCTTTATACGCCCCTACAAATCCTAACGCACATCTACCGAATTCCCTCGTAGGGCGGGGCCTTGGTCCCGCCGCGCGGCACGATCTACCGTTCCACAATGGTACCGGCGCGAATTCGTAACACCCCACCGTGCGGGCGGTCTCGTCGGATCACAAGATGCACCGTTCCATTTTCCGCAAGCTCCTTGTCATTTCGAGCAAGCGAAGCGCGCCGAGAAATCTTCGCACCCTCGTACCTGCATAGATCCCTCCACTCGCTCCGCTCAGTCGGGATGACACCCCTTGTCATCCTGAGCGGAGTGCGAAGCACGAAGTCGAAGGATCTTCGCACCGTCGATTCTGCGAAGATTTCTCGATGCGTGCTGCGCACTTACTCGAAATGACAGGAGCCATTCTGCATTTTGCATTCTGCATTTTGCATTCCCATTACTTCCCCACCAGGGCCTCCAACCGCGCCATTTCCTCCCGCTCTTCCCGGCTGCGGCGCTTTTGCAGCACCACCGCCTCCCGGTTCCGGCTGTAAAATTCCTGTTCCTGAGCCGTCAGCTTCTTACCCCGGCGCAGCTTGTCCCGGATGGCCACGAGAGAACTCAGCTGCCCCTGGCCGATGGCGTGAAACCAGCTCAGGAAGGTCCACCAATGGACATAAGGAAGCGAGCGGATCTCCTGGCCCGCCACATGGTTGATGTCCGAAATGATGGCCTGGCTGTCCTGCTGCCAGTCCATAAGGCATGGGCCGGGGGCGGCCCCTTGCCCGGCGGTGAGAAAGGCCGACAGATATTCCATGGCCTCAGGGCGGTGTTCCTCCGGGATCTCCCCCTCAAAAAACAACGCCAGGGCGATGTGCCAGCGGATGAATTCCGGAAGATCCGGATCTTCAAAATAGGCGAAAATCTGCAAAATATCCCGAAAATCCGTACAAATCCCGTATTCTTTCCCGCCGATGACGGCGGTCTTGGGCAGTGACCAAAGATCCATCATTTGCCTGCCTTACGGGCCTTGGCGGCGGCTGCCTGCTCCTGGGCGCAGCGCTTGGCGCCGGAAACCAGCACCGGCTCCAGGGCGGTGAAGAGGTTGGTCACCACCCGCTCCCCGTTGCCCGCCACCGCCAGCAGGTTCACGCCCCGGAGGATCTCGCCGAAATCGTTGCCGGGGCCGAAGACCCAGTTCAGAAGCTTCTTCATGTCGGCGTCCACCTGGGCGAGGATCGCCACCACTGCGCCGCCGTCGGCCCGGTCCACCTTCTGCAGCCGCTGGGGCAGGTCCGCCTCCAGGGCCCGCAGCTTCTCCAGGGCCTCCAAAAACCGGCTGTACAGATTGGGGTCGCTGGGATTGAACCGAAGCTGTCCCAAATCCCCCAGCCGATAGGTCACAAAACCCGCGTCAAATTTGATTTTTTCCATATAACCTCCAAATTCCATCCGCAGAACCGAATTCCCTCGTAGGGGCGCCCTCGTCGGATCGCAAGCTGCAACGCTCAACCTGTAGGGGAGGGAAATCGCGAAGCGATTCTAAATAGATGATTGCCGGTGGCAATCCAACCATAAAAAATTGACCCTCCCTCACGACTTCCATACGCAGAACCGAATCCCCTCGTAGGGGCGGCAACCTGCCGCCCGCGCGGCACAATCTGCCATTGCACATCGGTCTTATGCGAAACCGCAACACCCTACCTGTAGGGGAGGGTCTTGACCCTCCCTCACGACTTCCATACGCAGAACCGTCATCCCTCGTAGGGCGGGGCCTTGGTCCCGCCGCAACGGCATCCCTCCCGGCGGGAGTAAACCCCCGCCCTACGATCACCAACTATTCATGTCATCCCGAGCAAGCGCAGCGCGCCGAGGGATCTTCGCACCTTCGATATTGCGTAGATTTCTCGATTCGCTATGCTCACTCGAAATGACACACCTTGTCATCCTGAGCGGAGTGCGAAGCACGAAGTCGAAGGATCTTCGCACCGTCGATTCTGCGAAGATTTCTCGATGCGTGCTGCGCACTTACTCGAAATGACAGGGGCCATTCTGCATTCTGCATTTTGCATTCTGCATTCCCCCCCGGGGGCCTAGCACTCGATCACATTAAACTTCACATTCCGGAACATCCCCGTCCCCTTATCCTGCCAGGCGATGCCGTGGGCCGCCACATAGGCGGTGCATTCCCGGCTGCCCCCCAGGCCGTCGGGGCAGGTAAAGGTGAAGGTATCCGGGGTCAGAAGCTCCCGCAAATAGGCGTAGCCCTCGGGGCTCAGCCAGCTGTAATGGAAGCTCCACACCCCCACCTGCCGCCGCACCGGGCTTCTGTGCATGAAGCCCGACTCGTCACGGCCGGCGTCGGCGGCGTCGATGTCCTCGAATTTCATCTCCATCCCCGCATCGGGGGCAGGCAGCGCCCGCCCGTCAATGCGAAAATCCTGGATTAGCGCCTCCATCAGTCTTCGGTGAAGGTGCGGCTTTCCAGGTCAAAGTGGCCCGCCACCTTGTTGCCGGTGTAGTGGACGGTGAAGGGGATCTGATAGCCGGTGGCGTCGCCGCCGTAGGCGGTGACCTCCAGGTACACCTCCTCACGGATCGCGGGGTAGCCGCCGTCGTCAGTCTCCCAGAGCTTCACCTCCACCATGTCGGTCTTCAGATCGTCCAGCACCATCTGCTTGTCGATGATGGCCTGGAGCCGGTCAAACAGACCGGTGCCCATCTCGGCATAGTAAGGCTCCACGGCGCCGGACTTCTCATAGCCGGAGATCACCACCGTGGTCTGACCCAGGATGTTCTTCAGCTTGTCCACCTGGGCGGACAATTCCGCCTTGTATTCCTCCAGATCCTTGCCCAGCCGCTCGTAAGCGGCCTCCTTGCCAGGCTCCGCCACATTCAAAAAATGCGCCAAAAACTTTCTCTCAATTTTTGCCATAATTTCCTCCATGGCCGCAGTGCGGCCTGCCAATTTCGCACCGGGCTGGTCAATGATCGCTACACCATTGGGTACCGCCCGGTATCGTTCCTGTTTCAACCATTCTTGCCATATTGTAGGGGCGCCCTCGTCGGATCACAAGCTGCACCGTCATACCTTGTAGGGGCGGCAACCTGCCGCCCGCGCCGTACAATCTGCCATCCCACATCGCACCGGTGCGAATTCGTAACACCCTACCCGGCGGGAGTAAACCCCCGCCCTACGATCACCAACGATAGAATCCGTAGGGGCGGCAACCTGCCGCCCGCGCGGCACAATCTGCCATCCCACATCGCACCGGTGCGAAACCGTAACACCCTACTGTGCGGGCGGTTAATAACCGCCCCTACAAATCCTAACGTACATCTACCGAATTCCCTCGTAGGGGCGGCAACCTGCCGCCCGCGCGGCACAATCTGCCATCCCACATCGCACCGGTGCGAATTCGTAACACCCTACCCGGCGGGAGTAAACCCCCGCCCTACGATCGCCAACGCACCTGCGTCACAATTCAAAAATCATTCTGCATTATGCATTCTGCATTTTGCATTCTGCATTCTGCATTTAATCGCCCATCTGCGTCCAGTACTCCGCCACGATCTCCACCCCATAGACCCCCGTCCCGGCGGAGGGCATCCGCACCAGCCGCCCGCCCCGGGCCTGAACGAATTCCCGATCCTCTGTGTTACCAAACCGTGGCGCCAACCCGGCGGCAGACTGCGCCGCCACCCAGCCGCAGAAGTCCTCCCACCAGGCAGCGTCCCGGGCAAAATCTTCCTCCTGCCCCGCCACCCGGTAGACCATGGCCCGCAAGCGGCGCCGCTCCTTCACGCCCCCCAGCACATCCTCCCGGCGCGCAAGCACCTCCACACCCTGGGGATACACCCCGGCGCAGCCGGGAACGCAGCCCAGGTAGTCCACATATAAGGTCACATTTTCCTGCCAGCCGGGATAGGCGGCGATCCAGGTTTTCAGTTTTTCCAGCAAAATATTCACCTGCCCTCCGGGCCTTTGCCTCTGCCTGCCTCCGTGTGGTGGACATTGCCGGAAAGATACCAGGGCTTCACATAGTCAATGACCGTAAGACCCGGTGTCAGCCCCGGCAGCAGCTGCCCCCAGGAAAGCTGCAAAGCCTGCCCGGGCGCCACCTTGTCCCCCACACGAATGTCCGCATCGCCCAAAATGAAGAGGCGGCCCAGCCCCTCGGCCGCGCCGCCCCGGACGCTATCCCGGCTCTCCATTTTATGTTCATAATGAACGCCGGAATAGGTTTTCGCCTCCACCTGGCCATCTACAAGGCGGTATCTTGTCACGGTATCACTCCACATCACAAAATCCCCCGATAAATATCCAGATAGATGGACGCCTTCTCGTACAGCTCCTTGCGCAACTGGCCCCGGAGCTGGGCGCTGTCATAGCGCACCGTCACGCCACCCACGGTCTGGGCCTGGATGCCCCGATTTTCGGGATAGCGGGCCAGCACCTCCGCCATGGCGCAGATGGCCATGTTATAGCTGTCCTCCCCACAAGGACGGACCCGGCACAGCCGCCGGATCCGGGCCAGCTCCTCCTCCGCCCGTCTGGCCAGGGCCGGAAAGGCCTTCTCGCCGATCCGGTCCCCGGTGTAGACATTGGCGTAAAAATCGTAGCTGACCATTATGCGCCGATGGCGATGTCCTTCAGCACCGCCGCCTTTCGGGTGTTTTTCAGGGCCACGCCTGCCACCAGCTCCACTTCGCCGGTCTTCACGGCGCCGGGGGCGTTCAGGTCGGGCAGGTAGCTCTGGATCAAGCCGTCGCCCATGGGGCTGATGCCGTGGAAGCCGTCCAGGCCCAGGCAGACGGCGTAGATGGCAGTCTTGCCGCCGGTGGTGGGGATCACGTCGGCGGTGGCGGTGCCGTCATAGAACTTGCCCATGTCCACCATGGGGATGCCGGCGTAGGTCTCCACGAAGTTGCCGAAGTCGTCACGGCTGCGCTCGTAGTAGCCGGCGCGACGGGCCATGGAGCGCAGCTTCACCAGCATGTCCCGGTTCATGAGAAGCATGGAAGGAGTGCCGTCCAGGCAGGCCAGGAAGCCGTCCATCTCGTCTAAGAAGGCGTTGTAATTTTCGTCCAGCTCCTGGGAGGTGGTGAGGCTGACGGCGCTGGTGATCTCATTGTCGGTGCCGGTCAGCAGCTTTTTCAGGCCATCGAAGGAGCCGCTTGCGGTGTCGCCGTTGATGACGGCGTTGTGGAAGAAGTTGGCGGTGGCCTTGATCTTCTGCTCTGCCTGGAATGCCACCTCGTCCGCGGCGCCGGCGGTGTTCTGCAGCACGCGATCCACCTGGAAGGCGCCGCCCATGATCACCGCCTGGGTGGTCTTCTTCTCCTTCTTGGCCTCGCCGGGGACATACTCGCTGCCCACCTGGCGCACCGCGGCGGTGGCGGGGGACTTGAGCTGAATGTAGCCGTAGGTCAGGGTGCTGCCGCCGGTGCCGGGGGCGATGGCGTTGTCAAAGACCATGCCGTCCAGCAGCGCGGAATTGCGGCGGAACATATCCACCACCTGCTGATCCACCTTGTCAGCCATACCAATTTTTGCCTCTAAAAGTGTAATTGCCATAGTATTTTTCTCCTTTTTATATTGTTTTTGTAATCAAATTGTTGTACGTGCACCCTCGTCGGATCACAAGATGCAATGTTCCATTTTCCGCAAGCGGAAAATTCCACCTGCATCTTGGATCCTCCTCTTCCCCATGGAACCCGCTACGCTGGGCTTCCATGGGGACCCCATTTTTGTGGGATCACAAGATGCACCGTCATACCTTGTAGGGGCGGGACCTTGGTCCCGCCGCCCGAATTCCATCTGCAGAACCGTCATCCCCCGTAGGGCGGGGCCTTGGTCCCGCCGTCCGAATTCCATTCGCACCCCCGTCATCCCTCGTAGGGCGGGGCCTTGGTCCCGCCGCCGAATTCCATCCGCAGAACCGTCATCCCCCGTAGGGGCGGCAACCTGCCGCCCGCCGAATTCCCTACGCCGAACCGTCATCCCTCGTAGGGGCGGCAACCTGCCGCCCGTCCGAATTCCCTACGCAGAACCGTCATCCCTCGTAGGGCGGGGCCTTGGTCCCGCCGCCGAATTCCATTCGCACCCCCGTCATCCCTCGTAGGGGCGAACTGCGTTCGCCCGCGCGGCACAATCTGCCGTTCCACAATGGTACCGGTGCGAAACCGCAACACCCCACCCGGCGGGACCAAGGCCCCGCCCTACGATCACCAACGCACCCGCGTCATCATTCATAAAACATTCTGCATTTTGCATTATGCATTTTGCATTTACTCACATCCCATACTTCTCCCTTAACGCGCTGGCCAGGGTCTCCTGCACCCTGGGCGCCTGTGCCTGGGTCCCGGCCCCCTGGGAAAACTTAGGCCCCTCCTGGGCCGCCTCAAACAAATATCCATGCGCCTTTTTCAGCTGCGCCACCGCCGCGTTCACCGCCTTGCTGTCCTTGCCCCGGAGGGCCTCCACATCCAGCAGCGCCCGGATGGCGGTGAGATTGCGGCCCTTCTGCGCCGCCACCGCCTGGGCCAAGCCCTGGTCAAATTCCATTTGGGCGATCACCTGACTGTGCTCGGCCCGCAGGGCCTCCAATTCCTGACCATGCCGGGCCAATATGACCTCCGCCACCTCCTCGGTCACGGCCAAACCCATCAAAAAATCCTTCTCCATAAAACCCTCCTTCCGACTTCCATCCGCCGAACCGACTTCCCTCGTAGGGGCGAACTGCGTTCGCCCGCATACCTCCCCCCTGGGGGAGCTGCCCGCAGTAGGGGAGGGTCTTGACCCTCCCTCACGACTTCCATACGCCGAACCGAACCCACTCGTAGGGGCGGCAACCTGCCGCCCGCGCGGCACAATCTGCCATCCCACATCGCACCGGTGCGAAACCGCAACACCCCACCGTGCGGGCGGTTAATAACCGCCCCTACAAATCCTAACGCACCTGCGTCACAATTCAAAAATCATTCTGCATTATGCATTCTGCACTCTGCATTCTGCATTCTGCATTTACTCCGGCATCAGCCGCTCCCTTACCCGCTTCAGATCCTCCGCCGTCTCACTTGCCATATTGAACCGCCAGGCCAACGCAATCTCCGGCTTCAGAAGCCCCGCCGCCACCATGGCCTTGTACTCGGCCCAGGTCTTGTCCTCGTCGTAGAGGACACCGTTGCCCCAGTCCACATCCACAGCCCCGTCGGGCACCGGCAGGCCGTACAGCCCCGCCAGGCGCGCACACAGCCGCAGCGCCTCCCGGAGGCCATCCTCCCACATCCGCTGAAAATCCATGATGGTGAGGTTGTAATCCCCGGCAGAGGAGGCGATCTCCGTGGCCGTCCGATCCTCGGTGTTGGCGTCGGACAGCAGACCCCGCTTCAGGCCCACGATGGACTCCACATTCCGCAGATACTCCTGCTTCCGGGCAAGGAAGGACTGCTCCCGCAGCTGGGGGGCAAACACCGTCATCCCGGCGTTTTCCGGGTCATCATCCAACGCCACAAAGACACGATCCCAGGGCCGCTGCCGATCCATCAGATCCGCGGACAGCAGGATCCGGCTCTCGCCCCGGGAAAATTCCCCGCTGAGCTGGGCTTCGTTGCGGTCGATGTTCTCGATGAGACCCGCCGCCGCGGCGTACACCGCCACCGGCTCCGGGCCCGGCTCCACGCAGCCCAGCATGGGGGTTTTGATCCGAATCAGACCTAAGGAGCCACCCAGGTCAATGACCTGTTGCTGTGGCAGATCCTTGTAATCCGGATGGAATTCCAGGCCCACAGGGCTGCCCAGGCTCTCCCGGCTGCGGCTGCGATAGAGCCGGTGGGTCAGCACCAGGCAGCCATTTTCGTCCAGCCTGCGCCGCTCCAATAAGGTGAAGTACCACGAGCCACGCACACTTTCCTCCACCATGCCCATATCTGTGGGACACCCGGCGGCATCCCGACCGAAGATCAGCACATTGTGCCGGGCCACGGGCCGGAAAGCAAAGCCCTCACCCACAGGGCAGGGCTTGAGGTAGCACTCCCCCTCCACCAACGCCAGCTGCATGGCCTCCTTGCAGACCGCGTCCAGCGCCGCCACCAGCCGGGCCGCCGCCTCCTGCCGGGAGGCCGCCTTGTACTCGCCGAAGACGGTCTTGCAGATCTTGGTCACCACGGCGTAGGCGATCCGCTGACAGGGATCCTTCTCCGGCGTCACCGTATCGTCATAGTAGAGCCGCTGCCAGGTCTCCAACGCCTTTCGCATGGCGCGGCTGGTCACATCCCAGGCGCCGAAGGCCCCCTCGTAGCGATAGATGCTCAACCCCGCTCACCTCCTGTGTAGATGCTGATCTTGCGCATGGCCTTCACCCCCTGCTCCAACCCCCGCAGATAGGCGGTCAGCTCCCGGTTCTCCTGACGCAGGGCCTTGATCTCCCGGCGCAGCGCCTTATTGTCCTCCAGCAGGGTCTGCTTGGCCCACATGGGCAAAAAATGTTCCATTAGCCACTTTTTCATGGTAAAACCTCCATTTTGAAATGGAAAAAGGGCGCAAAAAAGCGACCCACGGATCCAGGGAGAATCCCTCCCCAAAAGCCGCCGGTCGCCCGCGCCCCTATTTCGATGATCCTATTATACCACAGAAAAGCCCATTTGTCTTCCCAACATTTTCCCACCTGACGGCCGCAGTGCGGCCCCCAATTTCGCACGATCCCTGGTCAGTATTCGCAACGCCCCTGGGTACCGCCCGGTATCGTTCTGTTTCCCGAATTTCCCTCCGCACCCCCGTCACACCTCGTAGGGGAGGGTCTTGACCCTCCCTCCGAATTCCATACGCCGAACCGTCATCCCTCGTAGGGGCGGCAATCTGCCGCCCGCCGACTTCCATCCGCCGAACCGACTTCCCCTATCTCATATCTTCGCTCTCCATCCCCATCATCAACCGCACCGCCTCCACTTCCGCATCCCCCAAACCATGCCCCCCGGTCGGCACCGCCTCTTTCAAACGCCAATCATCATATTGCCCATCCTGCACCTTCTGCAAATTCTCCTTTTGAATCAGCCAGTCAAACCCCACGCGCCATTTCCGATCGTTCTCGCCTTTCAGAAACGGCGTCTGCTCTGCTTTCTCAAAGATTGCCGCAAGTTCTTCCTTTGTCCAGTTTTCCAAAGCCTGTCCAATGGCCGCTTTGCGTTCCTTGGTCAAATGCTTACAAGGCATAAAGCCCACACAGATCCTGTGATAAAATTGGAAAACATCTAAAATATCTTTCTGTGAAGAAGCCGCAGGCACCGAAGAAGGCGTAGCCACCGAAGAAGCCGCAGGCATGGAAGGCGCAGCCACAGAAGAAGCCGCAGGCATGGAAGGCGCAGCCACCGAAGAAGCCGCAGGCATGGAAGGCGCAGCCACCGAAGAAGCCGCAGGCATGGAAGGCGCAGCCACCGGGCAACCAATTGCCGCAGACGGCGCAATTGCTGCCCTATCCTCTTCTTCCCTATCCTCTCCTATCCTATCCTTACCTATCCTATCCTTACCTAACCTATGCGGACAATTGGTTGCCATTTGGTTGTCACTTGGTTGCCATTTGGTTGCCATTTGGTTGTCAGCCGCAGCGCGGCCATCCACTTCCGCACCCTCGTCTATGTCATCCCGAGCGGAATGCAATGGAGCCGAGGGATCTTCGCACCGTCGATTCTGCGAAGATTTCTCGATGCGTGCTGCGCACTTACTCGAAATGACACTCCCCTCCGTCCTGCAGACACCTCCCCCGCCGGTGGAGGTACATAGCTCCCCCTCCGGGGGAGCTGTCACGGCCTCGCCGTGACAGAGGGGGCCATTCTGCATTTTGCATTCTGCATTTTGCATTTTACATTCCCCACTCCGCACTTCACATTCCCCACTCCGCATTTCACATTCCCCATTCTGCATTTTACATTCCGCATTCTGCATTTCCGCATAAACCCCCATCCCATCCACCTCCACCATGGCCTTCTCCGCCTGGCAGAGGGTACCCTTCCGCCGGTCGGAGCGGATCTTATTGTGGACCAGCCAATGCCGGATCAGCAGAATGCCGCTGTCGAAGCGCAGCACCAGCCCCGCCGCCACCAGGGCATCCACCGCCGCCGCGCCCACACCCAGCATCCGCAGCACCCGCTTGGGGGCGCTGACAAAGCCCTCGTCATCGGCCTGCAGATTCAGCTGCACATACAGCGCCTGACACGCCGGCTCCAGGTCCAAAAATCCATCGCTTTCCAGCACGGATTTTGCAAACATTCTTCTCTCTGCCATTTTTCCTCCTATGTAAATCCAGCGCAAACCTGCCGACTTCCCGTTCTTCCATCTTCACGCTTACTTTCTCATGACCCCCATGCAAAAATACCGTATCTCGTCCATGGCATGGTCGTCCTCCTTCCGGGGCCGATCCTGACCATCCGCCTCCCAGCTGTAGAGGGAAAATTCCCGTATGGCATTTTTGCACCCGGGGCCGATCTTCAGCCGACCCTCCTGCAGCAGCTGGGCCACCAGCCGGATCCCCGGCAGCACCGCGTTTTTGGCCTTCCGCACAGAAAACACCCCATGCCGCCGCAGACAGGCGATGAAGGAGGCGGCGCTGGGATCCACGAAGACCCGCCGGATAGGCCGCCCCGCCGCCAATTTCACCAACGCCTCGTGGTATTCCTCGTCGGTCATCTGATACCCCGCCTCCCGGCCGGAGAAGTAGAATTCATCGATCCGATAGGCCACATCCCCCACCACGCACCAAAGCCCCGCGGAAAAGGGATTCTGCACGCCATAGTCCACACTAATGTAGTATTCCTCCGAATCCCCTCGTAGGACGCTTTCTTGCTCCCGCCGCCCGCAATGCTCCCCCTTTGGGGGAGCTGTCACGGCCTCGCCGTGACAGAGGGGGCCATTCTGCATTCTGCATTCTGCATTTTCAATTTCCCCCACATGCTTCCCCGGATCAAAATCATACACCAATCCCTCCGCCCGGCACCATTGCCCCAGCACGAACCGCCGATAAAACAGCCCCTGATACAGCCGCTCATACCGCTCCCGCACCGCCGCCGACAGGCCCGGATTGTCATTCATGGTAAAATGCAGCGCCAGCAGCCCCTTTTCCCCAGCGGGCAGCACCCAGTTTCGATAAAACCAATGCTCCGGCCCCTCAGGATTGCAGTTAAACCACAATTTCGACCCCGGCACAGAGCACCGGGCACAGGCCTGCTCCACAAAGGACTGGGGCATCAGCGCCGCCTCGTCCAGCAAAATCCCCGCCAAAGTGATACCCTGGATCACCTTGGCGGAGCCTTCGTCCTGACCGCCGAAGAGGTAGTAGGTGTTCTTCCGTCCCCGGCTGTCCCTGACCACCAGACGGTTATCCCCCCGGTGATCTTCTATTGTGTAGACACTCCCCAACCAATGGGGCAGATGCTCGATGATGTTGCGCCGCAGGGCGCCGATGGTGCGGCCGCAGATGCCGAAGACCTGGCCCTGAAAAGCCGTCATGGACCACAGGAAGAAGCCGTTTACCATACTCACCGTCTTACCGGAGCGCACCGCCCCGTGGCAGATGATGCCGTCAAAATTGCGCAGATTCCGCCGATTCCACCAGGTCAT